CCCGAAAGAAGAGTTTTCAAAATATTCGTTGGTAATATGGACGACAAGGACATAGAAGCATATGTACAAAGAATAGCAAATAAATTTAAAAGAGACCAAGTGGTTGATCAAAGAACAGGACAAGTTGATATGAGATATAATCAAATGGCTGTAGATCAAGATTATTTTATTCCAGTTCGAGATCCATCACAAGCAAGTCCAATTGAAACATTACCCGGTGCACAAAACTTAGCGGAAATCGCTGACATTGAATATATCCAAAAGAAAATGTTGGCTGCTCTTCGAATACCAAAAGCTTTTCTAGGGTTTGAAGATGTTGTTGGTAATGGTAAGGGCTTGGCATTATTAGATATTCGTTTTGCCAGAACGATTAATCGTATTCAAATGTCATTAATTCAAGAATTAAATAAAATTGCCTTAATACATTTATTTCTATTAGGTCTTGAAGACGAACTAAATAATTTCACATTATCATTAACTAATCCATCTGGACAGTCGGATCTTTTACGAATTGAATCTTGGAAAGAAAAAATCACAATGTATAAAGATGCCACATCTGATCAATCACAAATGGGTATTCTTCCAGTTTCTCACACATGGGCTAAGAAAAATATTTTGGGTATGAGTGACAACGAAATAATTCTTGATTTACAACAACAAAGATTGGAAAGAGCAATTGGAATGGAATTAACAAACACACCACAAATTATTAGACGTTCTGGTATATTTGACGATGTGGACAAGAAATATGGTATACCAGAAGAAGAGAGAAAGAAAATTGAGGCTGCTATGGGTGGTCAAGGACAAATGCCTGGTGGTAAACCGGGATTTGGTGGTGGTACAATGATGAGTCCTGAAGAAGCTGCGGCCGGACCTTTAACTAATGCGGGCCCAGCACCAACAGGAAACGAACCCGCTGCTCCGTTATCAGAAAACGAAACAAAAAAAGAAAAAATTTTATCAATGTTAAATGAAGATACTTCGTTAAATGATTTATTTGATATGGAAAAAGCGCAAAAGAATATTTATGAAATAGAAAATAAAATAAAAGATATTTTAAATCAATAGAGATGAACGACTTTGGAAAATTAAAAACCAAAATTTTACAAAAATTTACTAACGCATATGCTAGTGGTAATAAAAATGAGGTGAAAAAAATTCTTAAAATGATAACTGAAAATAAGGATTTTAGAACTCTTTATTTGTTCTATGAAGATTTTGAGGACAAATATATTGAAGATAAAAAGGATGCTGAATTGTTTCTTAATAAAATCATACCAATTCTTAAAGAACACAAATCAAAAATAAAAAAAATCAGTAAGAAATTGGACGAAGAAATTGGTGATATTTTAATTACTGAAAATGAAGTTTATACACACTTAGATAAAATAACTGAAGAAGATAATGTATTAAATGCTTTTGAAAAAATTAAATCGAATAATGAATTAATTAATCATTTAATGTCTAAGAAAGAACAAAAAACTAATGATTTAATACAAATAGTTGAGAACGAAAAATTACTTAATAGTATATTAGTTAATAATTTTAATGTTTTATATGGTTCAACATTATCAGAAGATGAACAAACACAGTTAAAACAAATTATCGATATCACACCAAAAGAATTGGAAGAAAATTTCAAAACATTACAAGAAGATGTTGTTTCTAAAATGACAGATATGATCGTAAATGAAAAAAATGAAAATTTAAAAACAAAACTAATAGAAGCAAATGCTGAAGCAAAACAAATGAAACCAACTAAATATAATTATTATAAACTTCAACAATTAAAGAACGGACTTTAAGTCCGTTTTTTTTATTATTTCAATTTGGAATATCAAAAAATTTTCCTTATATTTTATTCAATATTCATCAATAAAAAAGAAAATATGGAAAATTTTAATGAAAAACGGAAAATATATAAATTTGGGTTATTATGGCAATTTTAAAATTGGATATGGTACAGTAGATCATAAAAATTTAAAAAGTATATATATAAAACTAAATTCTTGGATCACTCCAAATGATGATGAAATCAATTTAGATTCTCTACTGTTAAAAACACAACGAAAAATTAAATTACACATTTATCATTTAAAAAGTGAATACTTTAAAAAGGAATCAATTGTTGATATTGATCTCCGAACAAATGGTGTGAAAATGGGAAAAAAATCTTTCTTAAGTATTGAAATCACACTTTTTACTGAAAAACATTTTGATATAAAATCTAAACAAATCAAATTCTTTTTGATTAATTTGATAAAAGAAATTATCAATAATGATTTAGAAATAAAAAATTTATTTAATTTTTACAAAAACAAAAAATAGTTCAAATATTGATGTATTTATAGTAAAAACTATAGATGAAGATATTAGGACCAAACGATATTGGTGTTTTTGGATATTTGATAGAATATGACGCCGGTCATATTTCTCCAAACGACGAACATAACAAGCAAATAATTTCTGAAATGAAAGAGGTCGATTTCCACCAAGACCTCATTCTTTATGCTGTGTTACAAAAATTTGGTGTGCCAAATAAAAACGGTAGAATATATCCCGAAGCAATTTTAAAACGAGAAAATGAAAAATATCAAACTGTAATAAAAAACGGTGGTGCTCTCAGTGAACTTAATCATCCCACATCATCACTTATTGACTTAGATAGAGTTTCACATTCAATTCTCGAAACTTGGTGGGAGGGTAATACTTTACTTGGTAAAATTAAATTATACACATCACCTGGCTGGAAAAAAAGTGGTATCATTAGTTGTAAAGGTGATCAAGCTGCAATGTTATTAATGAATGGTGCGACGTTAGGTATATCCTCTCGTGGTGTTGGTTCATTAAAAAGTGAAAGAGGACAAAACGTTGTTCAAGATGATTTTGAATTAGTTTGTTTCGATTTAGTTTCGTCACCTTCAACCCCCGGCGCTTATGTATTTAGTGATTTAAATGATAAGGCGAAATTTGAAGAAACCATACCACAAAATACCCCAGAAGAAAATAAAATTAAATCATTAATGGGAAGATTAGATAATTTTCTTTCAAAATAATGGTTTTTTTTTGATTTAAAGTGCATAAAGATAAACTTTTAATAAAATCATAATATTTATAAAAATAAATAAAAGATAAAAATGGCTCAGAAATCTATTTTAGAACAAGCATTACTTCAAGTGCAAACACTTGAAGAGGCGGTAAAAGCAAACGCAAAAGGTATACTTGCTTCAACAATGAAACAAGAACTAAATGATTTGCTAAAAGAACAAGAGGATGAAAAAGATCCTGAAGAAGTAGAAAAAGATGTTGATGGTATAACACCAGATGATGAAGAAACTTCCGATAATGAACCTGTGGATAACGGTAATGAAGATTTACCGCTTCCAGTAGACGATGAAAATGACACTGAAGAAGATTCAGGTCTAGATCTTCCTGCTGAAGATGAAGAGGACGATGAAGTTCTTGATATGACTGATGCATCTGAAGAAGAAGTTTTGAAAGTATTCAAAGCTATGAAACCTGAAGATGGTATTATTGTCAAAAAAGAAGGAAATACTGTCGAATTCTCAGATGAAGGAAATGATTATATCATTAAACTTGATGATGAAGATTTGGGTGGTGATGACACTGGTGAAATGCCAGATGAACTAGCTGAACAAATTGATGAAACTGGTGATGACGAAATCGTTTACGAAATTGAACTCGATGATGACGAGTCATTTGATTTTGATGTAAAAGAAGAGGTTAGTCTTAGTGACGGTAAACCTTTTGATCAAAAAGCAAAAAAGAGGGAGACCAAAGAAAGTGTGACCGTTCATAAAACACACACATTACAAGATGGTAAACCTTTCGACAAAACATCTCCACAAAAGGGTGTTAAAAAATTACAGGCAAACGAAGAATCATTCGTTAATGATGCCAAAAGACCCGGTACTGGTGTTCCTGGATCAAGTAATCCTCAAACAAAAGAACCGGGAAGAGGTCAGGTAAAAACCTCAGATGGTCGTCCAGGTACTGGTGTTAAAGATATGGACACGCCTAAAAAGTATGACAATCTTGGTGCTGGTAAATCACAAACAAATGATCCGACTCGTCAGGGTACTGCTCTAAAGGGTGTTAGTAAACCTGTAACAAAAGAACCTAAAGAACAAAAAGAATGTGATGAGTGTGGAGATAAAGACGTTAAGGAAATTGAAGCTACTGAAGCTGCAAGAACAAAGGGTAACAAACATGGTTTACGTGCTGCAGAACCAAGAACTGGTCTTCCTAGCAAACACGTTCATCACGCCGGTGCTCAGACAATTCACAATGCTGCTGATTTATATGAACAAGTTAAAACACTTAAAAAGCAGAATGATGAATATAAAAAGGCTTTGGTTCTCTTCAAAGATAAACTTAACGAAGTTGCTGTATTTAACGCAAATCTAGCGTATGCTACACGTCTGTTTACCGAACATTCGACAACTAGACAAGAAAAACTGGACATTCTAAAAAGATTTGACACAATTTCGGTATTATCAGAATCTAAACAACTTTATTCTACTATTAAAGCTGAGTTAGATAACAAAAAACCATTTAGTGAAACTGCTGTGGAGAAAATCACTTCAACACCATCATCTTCATCGGTTGAAATGTTATCGGAGTCAAAAGCTTACGAAAATCCTCAGTTTAAGAGAATGAAAGAGTTAATGAAAAAAATAAACCAAT